AAGTCGCGGTAGATCATTTCGATCTGGTCACGAGCCGGAATGTGTCAGTCGTCGAAACCGCCGATGCGCAAAGCGCGAACGGTCTTGGCGATTTCGCTACCGGCCTCGATCATGGCCGAGGTGTTGGCCGCGCCGTCGATGCAACTGCGCGCGCCAGTCACATTCTGGCCGTACTCCCCCCACGCGCCGCGCAGACGGCCTTCTTTGCCGGAAACGATGACGGCGTACTCTTCTCCATCCAGTGTGTAGCGGCGGCCAAGAAAGCCGCCCTGGAATGCTTCGCCGATGGATTGGGGCAGCTCGCTGGCGGCGACGTCTTGAATCTTGATCATGATGGGTCCCTATGGGCGTAAAAAATCCCGCAATCGCGGGCTTGAATTTCATACCCCCGCGCGCTTCGTCCGAATGGACGCCGGCGCGCTGCATGGAACCGGTGAGGGACCGGGCGGGGCGGTGTGGGTCAGGCTGATTTGAGCTCGTTATCGCGCTGATGTTGGGTTGCTTCGCGCTGGGCATCCTCGATCTCTTTCGCCCTGGCTGCACGGTACAGCGCACTCAGGAGTTGGAGCCGGACAAATCCTTGTTCTTCCTGTTCCTGCTGCTTGTCGTTCATGTTGTCTCCATTTCTTGCGGCATTGCGCGATCCAGTTGGTACTGCGTTGTTGCCTAAGCCTCATGCGCCTTCAAGACCTCCGAGCGCCTCGATCAATCCATCGACCAGGTCGCCCAGCTCCTCGACCATCAGCGTGAACGTGGCTTCAAACAGGCTGGCGCTGTCGTCGCCCGCCTGGCTGGCTTCATCCTGTAGCACATCCAGAAACTGAATGCGCTTGAGTTGCAGCGTGTCGGTCAGCACAAAGCGCACGCGCTCGTTCCAGATCAATCCGAGCTTCGTAACCTGCTTGCCGGTGGCGATGTGCTGGCGAATTTCATCCGAGGTCAGATCCATGCGAACGCAGCGGATTACCGCGCCGTTTTCGCTCGGGTCGCGCAGCTCGACTTCGGCATCCAGCTCAAAACCTTCTGGCGCCTCGCCCGCTGCCAGCCAATCGGTCATGGCGGTGTGCGGCGCCAGCTTGGTGCGCGGCAGGGCCGCCGGGAAAGGTGGCAACGCCTCACGCAGCTTGCTGACCAGCGCTTCCGCCTTGGTGGACGTGCCCGAGTCGACCATCAGCCAGCCGCGCCGGTTGTCGATGTAGGCGCTCAGGCGGCTTTCCCGGGTGAGCGCGCGCGGCAACAGGTCGTCGGTGACTTGTTCTTTCAGCGCCGATTTTTCCTTGCGGCCTACGCTGCGATGCTCGCGCTGTTCGATCTCCAGCGCCTTCTCGTCGACGGCGGCGCGGATCGTCACTACTGGCAGCACCTTGTCCTCGCGTTTTAGCGAGACCAGCAGGCAGTCGCGGGCCTTGAATACCGGGCTGCCGACGTGGCTTGCCGGCCAGACCCATCCCTCGGCGTACCAGTCGAGGCCGGCGCATTTGGTGAACGGCGATTTTTCCAGCGATTCGGACAGGGCCGCGCCGTCGACCGGGGCGGACAGGCGGAAAATTGATAATTGCTTGAACCAGGTCATGCGGCCTCCTGTTGTGCGCGCGCCGATGCGATAAAGGCTTCGGCGTTCTTGATGGCACGTTCGCGGTGAATGTTGCTGCCATCCCTGATGGATTCGATCAGGTCGAGCATGAGCTTGATGTGCTCGGGGTCGTCGCGGCGCGGGGCTGATGCGGGCGCCGTTGCCACTGATGTGAGCTTGGGCGGCACAACCGCAATCGGCGCAGGCGCGGTTTCAACGACAACCGGCGCCGGCTTCGGCAGGGCGGCGATGCGCGCCGCTTCCTGCTGGGCAGCCAGTTCGTCCTGCTGCCGCTTGATTTCAGCCTGTTGAGCCGCTAAGGCATCGGCTTGCGCCTTGGCTTTGCGCTCCTGCTCTGCGCGCTCGTCAGCCAGTCGCTTGCGCTCGGCAGCGAGGGCGGCGGCGTCGGCCGCTTGCTGCTTGCGCTGGCGCTCAAATTCGTCGCGTTCCGCCTTGGCCCGAGCCTGCTCGGCTTCGGCCTCCTTGGCGCTGGTCAGCGCCAGATCCAGCTTTTCGAGCGCGGATTGCTTGGCTGACGCGGCGGTGGTGGTAAATTCTTCGAAGCTCGCGTCGATCTCGACTGCCGTGACTGTCTCGATTGCGCCCTGAATGTGTTCCGCCGACTTGCCGATGCAGTCCGAATGCGTCGATTCGGAATTTAATGGCGTCGATGCGCTCGGCTTCGATGCGCGCTTTCTCGGCTTTGATGGCCTCTTTACGCGCATCTTCGTCTTTGATGAGGGCGTCGAACTGGGCTTCGTACGGGGTGACTTCGGCTTCCAGCGCCTTATAGTGCGAGTCGATCAGCTTGCCGATTTCGAGGATAGGGGCTTTGCGCTGCTGGCGCGTGGCGTTGGCGCCGGTGCGAATACCCTTGAACGTCGCGCGATGGGTCGTCGCCAGTTTGTAGCCTGCCGGGGTGGCGGCGTCGATCTCTGCCGGAATGGCAGCAATCGCCTGCGCCAGCGCCGTGTGATGGCCGGCATAGACGGCGGTGACGTAGGTTACCGGGTCGATGGTCAGTAGATCGCGCGAGGCGATCTCGGCCGGCTCGACGGTGGCGAGGCCGGTTTGTTCGGGTTGTCCCATGGGTTTCTCCATGAAAAACCCCGCCGAAGCGGGGCCGTTTGATTAAGCAACTTTTCGTTTGATTAATTCGAGGTATGACTGAACGTCCTGCCAGAATTTCCAGAGACCGGATTCCAGCCGTTGGATATACAGCTCGTCACGCTCAATGCGCTGGATGTACAGCCGATACGGCTCGTCCGTGCGCGGGTCATAGGAAACAAAATCCCACCACTTGCGCCCGGTGACAAACATGCAGCCCTGCACCTGGCCGGCATGCTCTTCCGGCATACCTTCGGCCAGTGTCTTGATGTGGACGCCGGGGTCTTTCGGACATTTCATTTCAATGCCGCCATCAGCCCCGACCAAGCCATCCGGCGAGCAGCCGATAAAATCGTGAACCGGATGCAGGATAAATTCGGCCTCGGTAACGACATGCCCCGTTTCGATTTCGTAGGCCTGGCGCGCATAGGGCTCAGTATCCTTACCCCATTGCAGGCTGTAACTGTTGATTTCGGCCTTCGGTTCGCCGGACAGAATGGCCGCGACGATTTCTCGCATATAGGTGCTACGGGTATCAGTAGGGACGAGGACCTTGTTCGGCTCTCGCCCGACCAGTTTCATGCTGATGGCGTCCTCGAAGCGGCTGGCGGTGATCTTGCCTGCGCGCTGACGGTGCCATTCCTCGGAGCGCTGTTCGATGGTCATGCTGGCTGCTCCTCGGTGGACTCACCTTCGATGGGGGCATGCTGCTCGCAGATGGCGCGGATACGCGCCCATTCATCAACCCCAACCGCCACGCGACCGGGCTTACCTATTGCGCCAAACTCTTGCGTCAATGCTTCCATGTTGCCGGTGTTGGCGATTGCCTCAAGCCGTGCGATAAAGCCAATGGCTTCCGGTGTCTGCTCTCCGGACGGCTTCGCCTTCTCTGCGTAGCCGGTGGCGGTCTTCGGTGTGACGTCTCGCTCTCGTGGAGCGCTTTCAATCAACTCCTCCGGGGTGTAGACGCCCAATATCGCGCCGGGGCAGTAGAGGCGAGACCAGTTTTTTACCTGCAGGTAACCAAGCTGCTGTTTGGGGTTGGTTTTCCACAAAGGCGAATTTTTCGTGGTCACCGTCGCCGCGCTCAGCCATTCACCCCAGGTGACTTCCTTTTCACCGCGAATCACGGCTCCGACACGGCACTGAACGGCCTGACCTTCACCCTGGTATTCATAGAAGAACCGCCCGTCAATGAAGCCGGACGACTGAATCACCGCATTAACCAGCTGGGCCTCGTACCCGAGGGCACCATTCACCACATGGGTTTTCTGCGCCACGGCAAACGGGTTCATCTTCCACTGCATGGCCTGCATGATCACCGCCATGCAATCACCCGGATTGCTCCGGAGGTGCGTCGGGATGGTTGACTTGCCAGTGGACATCACCTCGGCTACGCGCATCATGCTGTTAAAGCTGTCTTCGTTCAGCACCAGTGCCGATGTTGATGTCTCCGGCCCGTTGTACTGCTGGAGGGCCGCACTTTCGGCCGCTTCCACGACTTGGGTTTCCATCTCAAACCTTTCTGCCCGAGACTCTGCCGGGCATAAAAACGGCCGCATCAAGCGGCCTTCTGAATCTCAAAAAGAATGTCTTCGATCACCGTGCGCTCGCGCTGCTTGTCGCGGGCTCGCTTGACATGAGGGATCGCTTCTCGACCGGTACCGCAGAGGACCGCCAGTTGCGCTTGCGCGGCGCCCTCGGCGTTGGCCTTGGTGTGTTGATAGGTCATGCCGCCAGCCCTGCCGCATCGTTCTTGGGGGTCATCGTTTCAGCGTAATCTTCCGCCGCAGCGTCCAGCATCGAGGACAGGTAAGACCGGGCAAGCACATCGTTTTTCTGATGCAGCGCGCCGAGTGCCATGGCCGACAGCCGTCCGGTTTCACCGGTGCGGGACATGGCATCCTGCATATCCAGCTTGTTCAGGTAATCGAAAAAATGGAACGACTTCTGCGCTTCTTTGCGCTCAGCCTTACCGACCGCGACCAGATGGCGGGCGATGTCGGGCTCTACTGTGCACGGGATGTTCATTTCAGAAGACCTCCGCAAAGATTGGAAATAAACGCGAGCACGGCCAGCAGCGCCGCAAACCGCGCCAGGGCGATGATTTCAGGGCGGCGTAGAGTCATGGCCGCACTCCTTCGTGGATCGTCAGACCGGACTCGCGGTCCCATCCCTTGAACTTAACCAAGAAGCCGCACGCCTTGAGAAAGGCGATCAGCCCGTCGGTCATGTCGCAAATCAGCGTGATTCGCATGCGACCTCCCAAAAAAAGAGCCCGCGCGCGGCGGGCAAACACTCACAGGATGAATTTGGCCGGACTTTCCCGGAGGTCAGCACTCTTTCCGCACCCTTGCCTATGCTCGGCCGTCGTCGCGCGGCTGTACTTACTGTGTTAAACCAGTCAGCTATCAACGTTCCGTGCAATAAGTTGTCTGGCCCCTTTCTCCGAGGGAGAAGCCCCACAACCGCGATTCCGGTTACGCCGTCCAGTCTGTAAAAGCCCTGTCCGCCTGGCTACTCTAGTTTTTCGAGTTGGTCGCTGTCCGGCCTGCTGCTGCCTTCCTGCTCCCTCGCGCCCCGTAAGTCGGGCGATTTCATCCTGGTAAAGATCGGTAGCTCGGTGTTGCTGAGCTGATGTGGTCAATATACGGAAACGTATTAAGATAGTCAATACGTAATCGTATTATTTAATTTGTTTGTGTGATGTAAACGACAGAGGGTCTTTTTGATTGATGGCCCACTGGATGTTCCCGCAGCCAGCCGACAACTGCACATCGTATCGGTCAACCAGCACGTAACTTTCAGGGTCCAGCTCTTCCACTGTCTCGTAAGAGAGGATTGCCAAACCTTGTGGCACTACTGGCCTGACGACTGATGACCCAACCAACTTGGTTAAGTCTTCCGGCAATGGCTCATCCCCGCGCATCTGTGCAACCGATAGGCCGAAGTAATCAGCCAAAGGCCTGAGAGTCCCCGACCGTGGGTCTTTGCTCTCGCCCTTGAGTATCCGAAAGATAGTCGGCTGAGGCACTTTGGTGATGTCGGCCAGCTCATTTTGACCCACAGCCCGAGTCTCCATCAGCGCCCGCAAGATGTCTTTTAGTTCCATTCCGTGAATATACGGCAACGTATGGCTCATGAGAAATTCGCTTTCGTATTGCATGTAATTCGTTTGCGTATTAAGATCGGCGCATGAATACGATCAAATACATGCTTTGCGCCCTACATGACGCTGGTTTCACTGATGGCGAAATCTTTCGCCGGACAGGGATTCCTCAGCCGACCGTAACCAGACTGCGCAACGGGCAGCACTTCGATACCTCGTACATCTACGGGAAAAAAATCGAAGCGCTTTTTAACGAGCAGCGTGGTGAAAACAAGGCTGCCAAGAACGGCAGGCAGCAAAAAGCCCCGGTCATAGACCTTGCCGGGTCTCGCGGGGCTTAAAACCTACTGAGGCAATTATGCAAAACACATCATTGATAGTCAACAACAACCTAACGATGTCCAGTCGCGAAATCGCAGAGTTGTGCGAAGCGCGACACAACGATGTCGTTGCCACCATTGAGCGATTGTTCAATAAGGGGCTTTTACGATCAAGTCGTAAAACCCGCCAAGAGGCAACAGGCGGTCGCCCTGTTGATGTTTACGACCTTGCCGAGCGCGATTCATATCTTGTTGTTGCTGGCTATAGCGACGAAGTCCGCGCGCGAATTATTGACCGCTGGCAGGAACTTGAGCGGCAAGTGTCCACCCCTGTCCACCTTGTCCCGCAAACTTTCTCACAAGCCCTGATGCTGGCTGCACAGCAAGCCGAGCAGATCGAGCATCAGCATGCCGTAATCGAACAGCAGCGGCCCGCTGTCGAGTTTGTCGACCACTACGTGTCTTGCTCTGGCGATAGGGGTTTCCGTGAAGTCTGCAAACTTCTAAACGCCAATGAATCTGAATTCCGCCTGTTCCTGATCGACAACGACATCATGTACCGCCTCGGGGGTGTTCTGACTCCGCACGCTCGCCATATGGATGCCGGTCGATTTGTTGTGAAGGCAGGGGCATCAGACGGCGGTCACGCATTCAACCAAGCCAAGTTCACACCCAAAGGTATCCAGTGGGTTGCCGGTCTCTGGATCGCAAGAAAGGCTGCAGCATGAGTATCAAGCTGATGTCCCGCGCTTGGGAATTGGATATTCCGACTGGTCAAAAAATGATTCTCTTGGCGCTTGCCGACCGCGCCAGTGACGAAGGGGAGTGCTGGCCTGGGAATGACGAACTGAAGCGCAAGGGCAGCATGTCCAGCCGCTCGGTAGTGAGTCATATCGACTGGCTTGAAGACCATGGCCTTGTGCGCATCGAGCGGCGCCAGAGGGGGAACATCCGACAGTCGAACCGCTACATCGTCACGCTTGATTCATATGTTGAGGTTGGTGGGCTGGTTAAATCGCAATGTGCAAATTCTGCACATGCAAATTCTGCACATGCAGAATCTGCACCCCCGAATGTGCAAAATTTTCCAGTTGAAAGTGCAAATTCTGCACATTCCTTTAATGAAGATCCGTCATTGAACCATCAGTTAGATCCATCACTGTTGCAGGTAGCTGCTGACGCAGCCCCTGATCCCCGCAAGGCTCGGTCGAAATCAGAGCCCAATCCACTGAACGTCGATACCTGGAAAGCCTACAAGGCTGCCTACGTGGCTCGCTATGGCGTGCCGCCTGTTCGAAATCAGAAAGTGAATGGTCAGCTTGCCAGCCTGGTTAAACGCTTGGGCGCCAATGCCCCGCAAGTCGCCGCGTTCTACGTCGAGAGCGGGAACGGATACTACGTCAGTCGTGGCCATTCTGCTGACTGCCTGCTGGCTGACGCTGAGAAGCTGCACACCGAGTGGGCGACCGGTCGCCGGGTGACGCAAGCCACTGCCCGCCAAGCTGACGCCACGCAGGCCAATCTTGAAACCCACACCGGGGCGCTGGAAATCTTGCGCCAGAAAGGCTTGGCATGAGCGCCGAGAAGATTCTCGAGGCCATTACCGTGACTTCAGAGCTGACGGGAACCGTGATGTCGGAGACCGCCAAGGCGGTGATGACGGAAGACCTGCTGGCCTACCCGCTGCCGGCGGTGATGCACGCGCTGACGCGCTGCCGTAAGGAGCTGACTGGGCGGTTGTCTCTGGCTGCCGTTTTGGAGCGTCTGCAGTGCTGTGATGGGCGGCCAGGCGCTGAAGAGGCGTGGGGCATGATTGCCGCCGGCCTGGCTGATGAACGTGTCAGTGTGGTCTGGTCGGAGGAAATGGCTCTGGCGTCCGCCGCCGCCTCGCCGTTGATTCAGATTGGCGACAAGGTCGGTGCCCGCATGGCATTCCGCGAGACCTACGAGCGTGTCATGGCTGAGGCTCGGGAATCCGGGCTGGCGCCGAAGTGGACGTTATCCGCTGGCACGGACAGGGCGGGGCGAGAAAGCGCCATCAAAACGGCTGTACAAGCCGGGCGCCTGCCGGCGGCGCACGCCATCGCCTTACTGCCGAGCGAATCGACTGAGGTGCGCCATGAGCTGCTGACTGGTCATGCCCTGAGTATCGAGGATAAGCGCCGCGCCGCTGTTGCGCTCGGGAAGATCCAGGGATTGCTGGCGGCGAAGATTTCGCAAGGGGAGCCGGCATGAGTGACTGGACGAAAGATTACGCACGTCGCGCGGAAATTCTGCAAAAGGAGCTGGCCGGAACGTCACGCGATGACGTGGAGAACGCTACGGACTGGCGTGACCGCTTGAACGTCGTGCGTCGCATCTACCGCGCATATGGCGCCTTGGCGAGCGAAGGACTGCACGACTGGATGCGCGGAGACCCCTACGAAATTGCGGAATGGAATCGCGTGATGACGCCGATCGAAAAGGAAATGTGGTGTGAAATCCGCGCTTATGGTCTGCCGATGTGGCCGCAATTCCCCGTTGGAAAGTTTGTCGTCGATTTTGGGAATCCAATCCTGAGGATCGCGATCGAGTGCGACGGCAAGGAATTTCATAACGTGGAGCGGGATTTCTGGCGAGATCAGGATCTGAAGCAGCTCGGATGGACGGTATTTCGCGCAGAGGGCTGGAAATGCAATAACCACGCCCTGGAGCCTGAGGAGTGCGATTTCGACGGCGAAGAAAGCTTCAGGCGCGCCATGGCGAGATATGAAGGCGAAACTCTCGCCGGGGTGGTGAATAAGGCTCGCAAAGCCCTTGATGAATACCGGGCGCGAAATGGGCGCGGGCAGGTGGCGGCATGAGCGATACCGTCTACCGCGAGTTTGAGCTTAAAAGCGAAAGTGTCGCCGGCGCCCTGTGGCAGTTCCTGAAGCTCAATGCCAAGGCCCTGGCTGATTCTGGGAGTCCTCTCTGGTGCATCGTCACCAACGATGCCAAGAAGCGCAACAACATGCAAAACGCTAGGTACTGGAAGGCCGTACTTAAACCCATTGCAGATCAAACGTGGGTGGCTGGGAAGCGCTTTGAGTCCAAGACGTGGCATATCCACTACGCAGAAAAATTTCTTCCAATGATCGAAGTTACCATGCCCGATGGAAGCATACGGCTAGAACGCACGTCGACCACCGATCTGAAGGTACGTGAGTTTTCTGAGTACATGCAACAAGTCGAGGCCGATGCGGCGACTGAGTTGGGCGTCAGGTTTGACGTGGATCCGCGACAGGTTGAAAGGCGCGCCGCATGAGTTTCCGAGAATTCACCGCGGTAGCGGTATTCGTGGTGGCGGTGGCCTACGTTTGCGCCATGTGGAATTTGTACCGCATGGAGCGTGATTTTTTCAGGGGAAAGAAATGACGACCATCTCGTTCAACGTTCCTGGTGCGCCGGTCGGAAAAGGGCGGCCCAAGGTCAGCAGCCGCGGCGGCAAGTTCTCCCGCATGTACACGCCGGATAAAACCGCCAGCTATGAGGGCGTGGTGGCGCTGGCCGCGCAGCAGGCCATGGCTGGGCGCGACCTGATCGCCGGCCCGGTCGACGTCGACATGCTGATGGTGCTGGCGGTGCCGGCCAGCTGGTCGAAGAAGAAACAGGCCGCGGCCCTGGCCGGCGAGGTCTACCCGACGAAGAAGCCCGACGCGGACAACGTGATCAAGGCCATCTTCGACGGTATCAACGGCGTGGTGTGGGTCGACGACGTGCAGGCCTGCGACATCCATGTGCGCAAGCGTTACGGCGCCGTGCCGTGCGTCCGCGTGGACGTGAAAGAGATTCAAGGCGCGCTGTTCGCGGCGTGAGTGTGTGCAGGGCAGAAAAGGGGACATGGCATGCAGTTTTCGACGGTACGGTCGTTGGCGGGGTGGGCGTTTCAGATGAGCGAAGCGATACCGGTGAAGGTGCAGAAGTTTGCCGAGCAGATCCCGGGCTGCGTCAGCGAGCTCACCCCGGCCGAGCAGAAGGACATGATCACCCTGATCGAAGCTTTTGGCAGTGAGTGCGGCGTCCGGTTCAGCTGTGATCCGCGCCAGTGCCAGCCATCGAATATGAAGGTAGGTTCGAATGAGTTCTAAAACCACCAGGCCGTCCAAGATCGTGCCCCGCATGTCCGGCGACACCGGAGGCACCGGTAAGCGCCTGGGCACTGCGATCAAGTCGACCGCGATCCGCGACAGCGCTGCAGGTGAGCAATGCACATTCCAGATAGCTGGTGTCTGCAATGGGGGCTGGTCGACGACTGTGCTCTGTCATCTCCCTGACGAATCGCACGGCATTGCCCGCAAAGCCGATGACCTCTCGTCAGGCTATGGTTGCTCTGCATGCCATGACGTAATCGACGGTCGCGCGCCACACCACTTCCAGCCGGGAGAAAAAGAGTGGTACATGCGGCGGGCCAACATCCGAACCCTACGGCGCATGCGAGAATTGGGGTTGTTGATTATCAAGGGGGTAACTTGAGGTGGATTCATGCAAGAAAAATCATCATTGAGGTAGCACTGGTCACGGCAATTTGTCTGTGCTTGACACTGATATGGGTAGCGATATGGCCCCACTAAAATGGATGCGCAAGAGCGACACGTGCCTAGTGTGCGATGCAGGCAAGTTAGCGCCAGCCAATGCCAGGATTTATCCATATATAGATTAAGGAGAAACAAAAATGATCAAACGTGACGATATTCCAGTGGGATTCACTTATGATTCAAACGGTAATCAATTGGCCTTTAAGGATTCTGATGGGTATTGGAAAGAAAAGACTTATGGTTCGAATGGTAATCTATTGACCTATAAGAATTCTGATGGTTTCTGGAAAGAATGGACTTATGATTCAAACGGTAAGCAATTGACCGTTAAGGATTCTAATGGTGTCAATGAAATTTACTAAACATTTTAGGAGGTAAATTTTAATTGCCATTCTCGCCGGCCTGCTGTTCGGTGGCCTGGGTGCCTGGGTGCCTGGGAATGGCACCGCGATTCATGAGCACTTGATATGAAAAAACCGGGCCATGTGGCCCGGTTCTGTTACTGCGACACCACGTCGGTTAGAACAGGGACCGGCGGGGATACTGTGTAGCCCTCTGCAGTCAGTAGCGCCACGGCGTCGGCCACGGTTTGTTTCTTGTCAACGAATTCGACAAAGCGGGTCAGGATCTGATGCACATCGCTATCTACGGCAACACCGAGTGCTGCGATATGTGATTCTACGTAATCTTTCAGGTCGGACAGGGTCA